CCTACACAACGATTAAATAATGATCTACCCATTCTATAAGGTGATGCTGTAAAATCTACTCCTTCGATTTGTCCGCCGGCTGCGACTCTTGATTGAAAGACTTCAACGGAAACAACGAAAACTGCTGATCGAACAGATTCGTTTCCAACATAAGTTGATGCTCCAGATAAAGTCGCGACTCCAGATGGAATAACATTTGCTTCGACGACATCGGCATTTGTGATTGCAGCTTGGAAGGTATATGCGCCAAGATCTGAGTCAAGTATTGTTCTTGTTCCATTGAATGGAGTTCCGCATCCTGTGATGACAACTGATTGTCCTGCTGTGAATTCATGAATTCCTAGTGTAGTAAAAGTGGCGACATTATGAGTCAGCGACACTTTTTGAATTGGGCTTTTGAATGTAACCAACATTGGCAAAATTGTGTTTTCAGCTGTATCTATTATGCCATTCAGATAAGTATCATTGTATAAAGCAGACGACACACCAAGCACAGATCTCAACTCGGTGGCTGTAATTATGCTTGGCATGTCATCTCCTTACTCCCATTAAAGGATGCCTGTGATCGGGAGCAACCACAGGCACTCAGTTAAATTAAGCTACTGACAGTTTACGGAATGCTGCTGGATAGCGATTAACTACTGCAACATAACCATATAGACCGATTTCAATACGGCCGTTAGCAACGATATTGGCACGAATCTCAAATGTTCCAGACTCATGGAATCTCATAGCTTGTGATGGGTAAATTAATGCGTGCTTAACATTTGCATTATCACCTGTGTAGTTAGGATCTACAATTAAATCTAATCCAGCAACTGTACCATTTGTACTGCCCTGAGAAATTAGACCAGCAGCATTTTGTGGTGCTGCTGCTGCGAATAGTGGACGACCATCTGCAACTGCGCCAAGTAATCCAGCAAAGTCGATGCCATCCTCGCCACCTGATGGAGCGACCATCAAGCGATTTGGTGTAAAGCGCATTACATTGTAAGCATCTGCAATTCCATCAGCGATTGCTGTGTAAATTGTTGATCCTGATGATCCTGCTGCTGCTTCTGATGCGATCTTAGCTGCATAAGCATCAGTTTTTTGTGCGTAAGATGCGGCCAACTCACGAATGAGCAGGTCAAGCATACTTGGGTCTGATCTATCCAACACCTCTTGGTTAAAAACATTTGCCCCTGCAAATTTGACAATATTATCCTCTTGGAAAGTAACAGCTGTATCTTGAGATGCGTATTCAACACCCTCAGCAGTTAATCCTACGATTGCCTGATTTCCAAGCACTGGAGTAAATATTTTAAGCCCAGAATTTGGAAGCGGTGCGCGCTCGATGCTATCGATAAATGGTCTTGATGAATCAATTACGCCAATAACATCGCGTAAATAATTTGGTGGAATCATTCCTGTGTTTTCTGAAACTGTTCCAATTGCTAATGCTGCAAGTAAATCGCGTGCATCGTTATCGCCTTGAATTGCACGAATCTGTGCTGCTGCATATTGTCCTGCTGTAACATTTGTATCTACGCGTGGCTTTGTGTAAGCCATGTAGTTAGCTGTTACAACTGGAGCTTGTGCCGCTTCTACCGCTTCGGTCGCGATAGGAGCTTCAGATGTAATCTCTGACACTTTGTCCTCCTGTGTTGTTGTTTCCTCAGCGGTTGCTTCGGAATTCTCTGGTGTTTCACTTGCTGCAACCTCAGCAACTCTTGCGCTGTCAATTGCTGGCTCGGTTACTAGTGAAACCTCTTGAAGTGTGCTTGATTTAATTCTTAGCACGCCTTCCTCATTTTTCCATTCATTAATTTTTACACCCACACTAAAGCCGTCGCGTAATCCAGTTGCTGCTTCCTCGAGCGCATCATCCGCAGAAAAAGTTTTTGCCAGACGGAAGGTCGCCTCTAATCCTGTATCTGTTGCAGTTATGTCAATTAATTTTCCTAGAGGTTTGGTTCGCTCATGCTCAAGCAATAATTTAACTGGCTTAGAAAAATCGATTGAATCTTTTTCAAACACAGTTAATCCTGCACTTGTTGATCCTTGCTCATCCCATGTAACGATTTTTCCTGAGATTGTGCGCTTATTGGTATCAGCTGCGGTTATTTCTATTGGATAACTAATTTTCATCGAATTAGATCCTCCTCCTCTTGGATTTGCTCAACACTCATCGCGCCGATGCGGTTTAAGATTTCATAAACTTGCGCACGCTCTAATGCAGAACCACGCAAAAAGTCATCGATGTCGAAACGCGTTTCTATGCCGTTGGGGCAGAAATCCGCGGCAGATAGGCGTTGCTCAATCGCTGTCAAGATTGGTCGTAATGAAAAGTCAATTAACGCTTTTCTTTCGGCTGTCATGTTGCTGTATGTCATTGAAGTAGTTTCAGCAGATACAAATGATGCTGGAATACCGGATGCTCTGCTAATTTCCAAAGCTAAGTATTGACGAGCTTCATTGAGTTGAAGTTTGGCAGGATCAAAACCTAATGCTTGCAATTCAACATCAGCATTTAAGAATGCAGTTGATCTTGTTGTTCTTGAAACTCTC